GCCTATTTCGGTGCTGCGGTGAAGCGTCTGTTTTTCGACGGCATTCGGACCGCGCCGATGATCCCGATCTTCCACGCACAAGGTTCGCAGATTATCGCGACATTCCCGATCCGACCCGGCCACAAGATCGCGGGCGGCATCACGGCCGCCGACACGACTATCCTTTCCAATTGGGGCGTCCAAGCCGTTGACTCCGGCGGTGTCGCGAAAACACTCAGCAATCCGCGCGTCGTTGCCCGCGATCGCGTCGTGTGGGACGCCCCGGCAGCGCCTGCAAACACATGGATGTTCCGCTGCGGTTGGGCCGGGAACACCACCAAGGGCTGGACCAATATCGGCGAAACCCGTGCCGACGCCACCCTGATCTTCGACCCCTACTACCTTCGGCTGCCGATGTATCGGTGGCTGCCCATCTGTGAGGTGCCCCTGACATGAGAATCGCGATCCCTTTCGCCGGCATCGATGCGTCTGGCCTTGGATATGGCCGCACGCGCACATGTCCGTCGTTCGGTGCGGGCTACGCCGCCTATATGTTCGGCACCGCGCTCACGGACGCGCCGACCAAGAACCTGTTTACCGACGTGGTGGATGGCCGGCTTGTCGGGACACCAGATGCGGTTGGGCTTCTTCATGGGCCCGCGTCAGTATCCACCGCGGCGAGTATCAGCGGCACGACATTAACGGTCGGCGGCACCATTACGGGCGACCCCTGGGCGGTCGGCATGACGGTTGAAACCGCGACCGGCTCTGGTGTGGCGTCCGGCACTGTCATTACGGGCTTGGGCACCGGGACCGGAGGCGCAGGCACCTATACCGTCAACAATTCCCAGACCGTTGCCTCGACCGGCATGCGCGGCCTCACCCGGTATTTCGAGATACCCGGCTTATCCCGCGACATCTTCAATGTCGGCAACGCGATCACGTTGCTCGCGATCTACAAAGCGCCCATCAACCAGTGTATCGTCTCGGACGACTTCACGGGCGGTAAGCTGGCCTTGATGGTTCCAGCTGCCTTCGATGTGCAGACCTTCGGGCGAGACGCCGCCAATGCCGTCGTCAATGTCTCTACGTCGTCCAGCTTCACCAACGGAGCGACAACCTGGAGCATGGGTGTTGCCGGTTTCAACCTGACGACGGCGCAAGGGTTTATTCAGCGATCGGGCCCGGCTCGGGTTGCCTCTGCGGTGACGAGCGCGCGTACGTCAAACCCGATGGGCGACACGACGCGAAAGCTGCGGACAGGCTACCCAAATGTCGCCGCTACGCCGGCAAGCAGGATCGCAGGACTCGCCGTCTACACCAAGCAGCTTTCCAGCGCGGAGATGGATGACGCGTTCGGCTACTGGCGCGACATTTTATCGGACGCGGGCGAGGCGCTCTGAGCGCTTACCACTCGTGAATTTCGCGGCATTCGACGCAATAGAAGGGATCGCCGGGACCAAGTGGGTCGCCGCAACTGCAATGCCCTGGCTTTCGGTGCGCGAACACCGCCCGGAAATACCAAGAGATGCCACGCCACAGTGGATGCAGGATCAATCCCATTGGCAGACTATACTGCGTTTGGCCCTAACTGCGCAATGGCGACGCTAGTGTGTGCCGGCCCAAGGGCTGTACACGGCTTCGCCTTCATCTTGGGCCGCCCATATGACTCCGCAAATGATCGCGACCGCGATCGCGAAAGCGATAATCTTTGTACGCGTGGTGATCATACTAACTCGCCCTCGTTCTGCCCACGGTTGTAGCCAGCCGCTCGCGTGAGTTCAACGAGGTTGCGATCCCACAACCCCCACCCGCCACCCAACCCGCCCCGCACACCATCCGCGCCAGCGGCAGAGTGCGCTCAAGTTTTTGGAGGCTGCTTTGACCGAATCGTTCCTGCATGGCGTCGAAGTCGTCACCGTCGACAGTGGGCCGCGCCCCGTCCAGACGGTGCGCTCGGCGATTATCGGCCTGATCGGCACCGCGCCCGACGCGACCGACGCCGCATTCCCGCTCGACACCCCCGTACTCGTCAACACCCGCGGCGGCTTCGCCGGGATCGGCGCGACCGGAACCCTGGCCGACGCGATGCAGGGCATTTTCGACCAGACCTCGCCGTTCGTCGTCGTCATTCGCGTCGATGAGGGCGCGAGCGCGAGCGAAACCCTGTCGAACGTCATCGGCGGGATCGACCCGACGACCGGCGTTCGTACCGGCATCTACGCTTTCCGCGACGCGCAGACCATTTGCGGCGTCACGCCGATGATCCTCATCGCGCCGACCTTCACCAGCGTCCGCCCGGTGGGCGTGACCGGCGTCGCCGTGACCGCTCCTGGCAGCGGCTACACGACGGCACCGGCGGTCGCCTTCTCCGGCGGCGGATCGGACACCGACAAAGTGCTGCCGACGGGCCATGCGGTACTCGGTACGGCGGCCAACGCAGGCAAGGTCATGTCGATCGTCATCGACACACCGGGCTCGCACTTGACCGCGGCGCCAACCATCGCCCTCACCGGCGGTGCCGGAACCGGCGCGACGGCGACCGCGACGATCAACAACTATGCGAACCCGGTGGTCAGCGCGCTCGACGCGGTCGCCACGCAGATTCGCGCACACGCTGTCGTGGCCGGTCCCAACACGACCGACGCGGCCGCCCTCGACTATCGCGAGGACTTCGGCAGTCGCCGCATCTATATCGTCGATCCGTTCGTCAAGGTGTTCGACACCACGACCAGCGCCTATGTGTCGGAAGACCCGGTCGCGCGCGTCGCGGGCGTCATCGCGCGCACCGACGCGAACATCGGCTTCTGGAAGTCTCCGTCCAACGAGATCATCAACGGCGTGGGCGGCCTCGATCGCCCGGTCGACTATGCGCTCGGCGATCCGAACACGCGCGCCAACCTGCTCAACGGCAGCCAGGTCACCACGTTCATTCGCGACGACGGCTGGCGCGTGTGGGGCAACCGTACCGCGTCGGACGACGCCAAGTGGGCGTTCCTGTGCGTCAGCCGCACCGCCGACATGGTCGACCTGTCGATCCAGCAGGCGCATCGCTGGGCCTGCGACCAGAGCATCGACAAGAACTACATCGACGACGTCGTGTCGTCCGTGAACAGCTATCTCCGCAGCCTCAAGGCGCGCGGCGCGATCCTCGGCGGCAAGTGCTGGTTCGACCAGGACTTCAACGAGCAGGCCGACATCGCGGCGGGCAAGATCACGTTCAGCTACGACTTCACGGCGCCGAGCCCGGCGGAGCACATCACGTTCCGCTCGATCATCACCGACGATTACATTGCCAGCCTGTTCGCGGCGGCCTGACGGAGAATTTGAACGATGGCCCTCTCGCCCCGCATCCTCAAGAATTGGAACCTGATCGTGCAGGGCCGCGGCAACGCGGGCCGCGCCGACTCCATGACCCTGCCCGAAATCTCGATCAAGACCGATGACCACCGCGCCGGTGGTATGGACACGGAAACCGAAATCGACATGGGCCTCGAGAAGCTCACCGCCAAGTTCGAAATCAGCGATCCCGATCCGCTGATCCTCGGCCTGGTCGGCAACATGAACAGCAACTCAGCCCGCATCCTGGCCAAGGCGTCGTATGTCCGCGACACCGACCTGGCGCGCGTCGCCGTGGTCGCCGAGCTCGGCGGACGCCTCAAGAAGGCGTCGTTCGGCGACTGGAAGGCTGGCGACAAGTCGGGCCAGACCTACGAGATGGGTGTCAATTATTACAGGCTGACGGTCGGCGGGGTCGAGGTTTACGAGATCGACGTCGAGAACATGATCCGCCGCATCGGCGGCGTCGATCAGCTTGCCGGTATCAAGGCGGACATCGGGCTCGCCTAATAGCGACCCGAACCGCCCCATCGTCCCGCCAACGGCTAGCTAGGAGAAGCCAATGACGACCGAACCCGATTATGATCCGGCGCTCACCGCCGAGATCAAGCTCGCATTCCCCGTCGATTTCAACGGGGAGAAGATCACCAGCCTGACCATGCGCCGCCCCAAGGTGCGCGACAAGCTCAAGGCGAAGAAAACCAAGGGCGACGACGAAGATCGTGCGCTCGCGCTGATGGCCGACCTGGTCGAGCAGCCGGTCGAGATGCTTGGCGAGCTCGATGAAGTCGACATCTCCAAGCTCGGGGATCAGTATGCCGCTTTTACGGGGCGGACGCCGGAGACGGACGCGAGCTAAGGATCGCGGTTCTCTCTCTCGTCCGCGTCACCAAGGGCGGCGTACCGCTCGATACCATCCTTGAGATGAGCGAGTTTGAGTTTGAGCAATGGTGCGAGGCTGCGGCCGAGCTCGAGAAGCGGATCGCGGAGGCTAGCAAGTAACGATTATGGCCGCCGGACTCAACCTGTGGGTAAACATAGGCGCCAAGCTGCTGCCGTCGATCAACTCGGCGGCGACGGGCATCGAGAAGCGCTTCGGCATGATGAATCGCCGCCTGAAAATTCAGGCGGCCGAGACGAAGCTCGCGTACAAAGAAATGGCTGCGGCGATGAAGCCGCTCGCCGCGATGGCCGTCGCGGGCGGCCTCACGATGGGCCTCAAGGGCATCATCGGCGAGGGCGCCGAATACCAGCACCAAATCGTCATGATGCGCAACGCCGGCCGCTCCGCGAAGGAAATGGCTGCGGCGATAGGAGCGGCGAACCGCACGATCATGGACGTGCCGACGTCGACCATCAACGGCAACCTGCGCATGCTGCAGGAGACGACGCTGGCATTCGGCGGGATCGAGCACGCAATCGAGAACCTGCAATTCAACACCCGCATGGGCTCCATGATGAAGAACATTATGGGCGAGGACTACGACGAGGTTCACGGGTTCAATCAGCTTGTCCGCGCGCTCGAAATCCGTGGCGGCAAGATGAAGGCGGGCGACTACCAGCGCCAGGCCAGCCTTCTCTATAAGGCTTTCTCCGTATCCGGCGGCACGGTCAATCCAGAAGGCGTGCTCGGCTTCATGCAGCAGGCCGGCGTTGCCGCGCGCGGGTATAGTGAGCGGTTCCTCACGTCAGTTGTGCCGTCGCTCATTCAGGAGTTCGGCGGCGAGCGCGCCGGCACGATGTCGACCGCGCTGTTCAACCAGTTCATGGGCCGCGTGCCGATCGGCGGCAAGGCGCTGACGGAAGAGTGGATCAGGCTCGGCCTTGTGCCGCCCAACGGCACGCCGCAAAACCTGTCGGTGAAGGGTTGGGACCCGGGATCGCTCAAGGGCAACGCAATAGCGATGTCCAATCCGCTCGAGTGGGTCGAGACGGTGATGATGCCCGCCATGCGTGCGCACGGCATCGACACCAACAACAAGGACCAAATGCTCCTGCAGGCGCAAAAGATGTTCGGTCGCGAGACCGGCAAGCGCCTGGCGTCGACCTTATTCGATCCAAAGCAGCTTGAGCGCATTCACGCCGACCAGAAGCTCTACGACAAGGCGATGGGGCCGGACGCAGCGTTCGCGAACGCCATGCGCACCGACCCGAAGATGGCCCTTGCATCCACCGCCGCGAGCCTCAAGAACCTCGAGACGAACCTCGGCAAGTCGCTATTCTCACCCGCCGGCATCGCGGCTGTCAACAGCATTGCCCGCGGCATCAACTGGCTGGCCGGCGCATTCGACCACCACCCGAATTTCGCGCGCGGCGTCACCGCGCTGATCGGCTTCGGTGCCGTAACCGCCGTTCTGCGCGTGTTCGGCATTAGTTTGCGCGGGCTCGTTTGGCCGCTTCGGGCCATCGGCGGGCTGGTGGGCCGCGCGTTCGCGGCAGCGAATTGGGAAGTCGGCATCAGTGTCATGGGGCGTCTCGCTCCACGCGCCGGGTGGCTGGGCCTCGCACTGGCCGGTATTGCCGCCGCACTCGTTCTGATCGTCGCCAAGTGGAATGGCATCAAGGCGTTCTTCGCTGGTATGGCGACCGGATTCAGTAAGGCGTTGTCGCCTCAGGCTCGCGCCGGGTTTGCAAAGCTCGGCGGATTCTTCCGTGGGCTGGCACCCGTCTTCGCGGGCGTCGGTCGCGTGTTGCACATGATTATCGACCCGCTGGGATCGCTCTATGACCTGTTGGGCGAGATCAACTCGAAAACACACATCTTTTCTGGGTTGTTCGGCCAGGTGTTCGGCGCGCCGGTGCTTGCCACATGGAGATCGTGGGGCGAGGCGGCCGGCGGCGCAGTGGGCCGCGTGGCCGATGCCCTTGGCCGCCTAATCGGACTCGTTAGTGGTGCCGCAAGGGCGATGGCAGGCCTGTTCTCCGGGGCAGGCACTCCCGGCGTACCCATCGCCATCGGTCTAAAGGGCGCACCGAAAGGCCCCGACGCGGCGATGCGTCCCGGTGGCATGAAGGCCGGCGGAGGCACGGTCACGCGCGGCCATTGGTACCAGATCAACGAGAAGGGCCAGGAGCTCTTCGCCCCCGGCCGCACAGGCACGATCATTCCGCACAGCGAGTCGCGCAAGGCTATGTCCGGCGGTGGCGGCGATCCGCGCTCGATCAACTTCTATATCAGCGGCGTCACCGATCCCAAGGCGGTTGCGAGTGCCGTGCACGCCGAGCTCGCGCGACTGTCGGCCGGCAACTCAGCGTATCTGAACGACTGATGGCGGACTCCTTCGTCATGATGTCGCTCGGCGACTTTCGGTTCTCACTGGACACGGCCGCCTATCAGTCGCTCGACCGATCCGTGTCGTGGCGCTGGCAGGCGATCGACCGCATCAACGCGCGCCCGGCGCAGCAATACATCGGCCCGGGCGAGGAAACGATAAGCCTCGACGGCACGATTTACCCGAGCTTCCGCGGCGGCCTCGGACAAATTGCCGCGATGCAGGCGGAGGGCGACAAGGGCACGCCGCTCCTGATGGTCGACGGCACCGGTAAGGTGTGGGGGCAATACGTCATCACGCGCCTCCGCGAAGGACAGTCGGTGTTCTTCTCCAACGGAATGCCGCGCAAGATCGACTTCACGATCGAGCTCACCTATTTCGGGAGTGAGGGCGCATGACCTCGGAAACCGTCATTTCGCAGGAGGGCGACACCGTCGACCTGATCGCGTTCACGCGATTCGGCGCGCACGGCATGGAGCAGGCCATCTTCGACGCCAACCCTGGCCTGGCAACCATAAGCCCGATCCTGCCAATTGGTACGGCTGTCGTCATTCCGCTGCCCGAGATCAAGGAGCGTACCACGCTCGATCGGCTGTGGGGATAAGCGATGGCGAGCCACTTCAAGCCGGCGGTGCGGATCGAGATCGACGGCAAGGACGTGACGAAGGAATGGTCTGATGTCATTTCGTCGATCACCGTCAACGATGAGGCGGGTATCAAGTCCGATACCTGCGAGGCGATCTTCGACAACGCCAAGCAATTCAGCGCGCCTCCGATCGGTGCGACGCTCAAGGTGTGGATCGGCTACGAGCCGACGCCGGTCTATATGGGCTCGTACAAGGTCGACAGTTGGACCAAGAGCGGCCCGCTGCGCTCCCTGACCGTGTCGGCCAAGGCCGCCGACCTCACGAGCAAAATACGTTCCCCGAAAATGAAGTCGTGGCATGAGAAGACGGTCAAGGAGATCGTCACGACCGTTGCCGGCGACAATGGCCTGACGGCTGTGGTCGACGCCGACATCGGCGCCAACTTCATCGACCACATCGATCAACAGACCGAAAGCGACGTTGCGTTCCTCACGAGGCTCGCCCGGCGCCAGGGCGCAACCTTCAAGCTGGCCGATGGCAAAGTGCTGTTCGCGGCGAAGGGGTCGTCGAAGGCGCCGAGCGGAAAGGCCAAGTCCTCGGTCATCATTGTGCCGGAGAATATGTCG